GGGAAACATGGGAGAGATTGACGCAGGAAAGAATCAAACTTTACCCCCTAAGCTTAAGGGTAGGCACTCACTAGAAGCTTGGGGCTATCGCCTCAACTGTTTCAAAGGTGAGTACGGAGCTACAGCAGATTGGGAAAACTACTCAAAGGAAATGCTTGAGTATTGCTGCCAAGACGTACTGGTGAATAACAAACTCTACGACAAAATTGTTGAAGAAAATTACAGCCAAGACGCTATGGACTTAGAGCATGAAATCCACCGTATCTGTTTAGAGCAAGAGCATTTTGGCTTTCCCTTTAACGAAGATAAGGCAGTGGCTTTGTACGCCAAACTCTCAGCACGTAGGGATGAGCTAAAGCAGATTATGGTTCACACCTTTGAACCTAATGTCATTGTAATGAAGACTAAAACTAAGACCCTTCCATTCAACCCTACCTCACGTCAGCAGATTGCCGACAGACTTCAAAGACGCGGTTGGAAGCCCAAAGCTTTCACTGAGTCAGGCCAAGTCATTGTAAATGAGACTACGTTAAAAGAGATTGAAAAGACTATCCCTGAAGCAGCCTTGCTTTTGGAATACCTGATGCTCGTCAAACGTGTAGGTCAGTTAGCAGAGGGTAAGAACGGTTGGCTCAAGCTTAGTAAGAATGGGCGTATCCATTACAACACTAACACTCTAGGAGCAATCACAGGACGTGCTACAGCCAGCAGACCTAATGTTCAGCAGGTGCCTAGTGAACGTGCTGAGTATGGCAAGGAATGTCGTGAGTTATTCCACGCACCTAAAGGTTGGGAGTTAATGGGTTCTGACCAATCAGGCATAGAACTTCGATGCTTGGCTCATTACATGGGCAAGTGGGATAACGGGGCGTATGGCAAGGTAATCCTTGAAGGTGACATACATACCACCAACCAAATAGCCGCAGGTTTAGATACACGCGCCCAAGCAAAGACCTTCATTTACGGAGGCATATTGTATGGGGCAGGTGACGCTAAGATTGGCTCTATTGTAGGAGGTACAAAGGCTGACGGTAAGCGTCTTAAAGAACAATTCCTAGAGGGTCTACCTGCACTTAAAGAACTTCAAGATGATGTAAAGGAACAAGCTGAGTTAGGCAGCGTTAAAGGCTTAGATGGGAGAGTTATCCCAGTTCGCCATGCTTACGCCAGCTTAAATACTCTTTTGCAATCTTGCGGTGCAATCCTCGCTAAACGATGGGTCGTTACCTTCCACCAGCTATGCAAGGAGAACGGCTATACCCACGGTGTCGAGTTCCAGCAATGTGCTTGGGTACACGATGAAATTCAAATCTTAGTTAAAGAAGGTACTGGTGACGTGTTTGGGAATCTTGCTCAAAAAGCTATGCGTCTTACAGGTGACTATTACAAATTCGGAGTACGACTAGATGCGGAATATAACATTGGCAGATCGTGGGCAGACACCCACTAACATTAACAGTTCGTTTGAGGACGGTGAGTGGTGGGTACGCGGTAATGCAGATGGGTTCAGACGCAGGGTAGACCCCCATAACAATAAGAACCATAAGCGTATGTTCGTAGATGGTAAGTACATACCTCAATCTCACCCATTGTGGAAGTCAGGGAGGTACAAGTCATTCAATGATGCGGCCTTTAGTTCTCTTCAGAACTACCCCAAGTCCACTGTGGGCTGTGTCTACATTATCGAAAATCCTGCATGGCCTGAGTGGGTCAAAGTGGGAAAGGCTGTAGATGCTCAAGACCGCCTCAACAGTTACCAAACCAGTGACCCCTTCAGGTCATACATATTGCACCACCACATCGAAGTTTCTAACCGACACACAGTAGAGCTACAGGTTCATCAAAAACTTGAGATAGCTAGTGCATTGCGTAAGAACGAGTGGTTCAAAATTACTGCACATAATGCAGCAACCATACTAAACAAAACAAAGGAATGACAGATGGACACAGGAAGAATGACCTTAATGTTAACTCTTGATGCTGACTGCTCATCTGTCAAATTCACGGGCGATTGTGACGGTGAACCAACGATAGAACAAAACGGAATCGGAGCAGCAATCTACGCTGCTGTCGTTGACATAATCAATGATGAGGATGTTTTGATGTACTACCTTGCTCTCTCTTCTGCTATGGCAGATGAGGAAGAAGAGGAAGAAAACAAGCCTGAGCAGTTCAAGCTTAAGCTAGTCCACTAATATCAGGAGAGTCCTAATGACCCGAAATACATTACTACTTGACGGTGATCTAATTGCGTACCGTATAGCCGCAGCACTCGAAAAACCTATAAATTGGGGTGACGGTCTGTGGACTCTCCACTGCTACGAAGACGATTGCAACAAAGCTTTTGTTCAGAAAGTTGAGCAGATAAAAGATGCAACAGGCTTAACAGAAGTGGTTGTAGCAATCAGCAGCCGTACTAACTACCGCAAAGATATTAACCCACTATACAAGGCTAACCGTAAGTCAACACGTAGGCCGTTATGCCTAGCACCTTTGCTTGATTTTGTTAAGGAAGACTACAACCACGTCATCCTAGACAACATAGAAGCAGACGATGTTATGGGAATCCTAGCAACTCAAGACCCTGATAAGTACCTCATTGTGTCGGACGATAAAGACATGCTCACCATACCTGATGCACGTATTTGGAAAGACGGTGAGGTAGTCCATATCACTGAGCAAGAAGCTTACGAACACTTCATAACTCAAGCACTCAAAGGCGACCCTACGGACGGTTACTACGGTGTGAAAGGTATTGGTGAAGTCACTGCACGTAAGCTGATTGATAAGCACAGAGGAACCCCTTGGAGTCTTTGGGAAGGTGTATTGAAAGCCTACAAAGGTGACGAAGAGGAAGCCGTACTTAACGCTCGTATGGCACGTATTTTAACCGATGACTTGTGGGACGGTGATAAGCCGATCTTATGGGAACCACCTATTAAAGAGGAAGTATCTTAATGGAAAATCCTGATCTTATTAACCAGCCTCCCCACTATACCCAAGCTGCTATAGAACCCATCGACTATATACGCGCACACAGTATGAGTTTTTGTGAGGGCAATATTATTAAATATTTAACCAGACACAATCACAAAGCAACACCTATGCAGGATTTGCTTAAGTGCCGCTACTACATAAACAAATTAATTGAAGATTTAGAAAAGGAATACCGTCAAGTATGAACACTTATTTCCCCACAGATTACCAAGCATTTATCCACACCAGCCGTTATGCCAAGTGGCTTAACACAGAAAATCGTAGGGAAAATTGGGGTGAAACAGTAGACCGTTATGTAACTAATCTAGTGTTTCCCAAGATCAAAGATGACGAGACAGTCATGGCAATTCGTGAGGCAATTACTAACCTAGACGTGATGCCCTCCATGCGAGCAATGATGAGTTCAGGTAAAGCTTTTGATCGTGATAACGTGGCTGGCTATAACTGTTCATACTTACCAGTAGATGATGTACGAAGCTTCGATGAGGCTATGTTTATCTTACTGTGTGGTACGGGTGTAGGCTTCAGTGTAGAGCGTCAGTACGTCAACGAGTTACCTATTGTACCAATGAACCTCATAAACCTAGATGAGACAATCATTGTTGCAGACTCTAAGGAAGGTTGGGCGTATTCGTTACGTACATTAATTACCTCTTTGTATAATGGTGTCATACCTTTGTGGGACGTAAGCCGCGTAAGACCTGCTGGTGCAAAGTTAAAAACATTCGGTGGTCGAGCTAGTGGCCCTGCACCGTTGGTTGACCTGTTCCAGTTTGTAGTCAGTAAGTTTAAAGAGGCTTCTGGTGAGAAATTAACTAGCCTCCAATGCCATGACATTATGTGTAAAATTGGTGAAGTAGTTGTGGTTGGTGGTGTTCGTAGATCAGCCATGATTTCCTTATCGAACCTCAGTGATGACCGTATGCGTCATGCCAAATCTGGGGCGTACTGGGAAGCTAACGGTCAGCGTAACCTAGCCAACAACTCTGTAGCGTACACCAGCAAGCCAGACTCTACCTCGTTCATGCGAGAGTGGTTAAGTCTCGTTGAGTCAGGAACAGGTGAGCGAGGTATCTTTAATCGCCAAGCTGCTAAGACTCAAGCTGCTAAGAACGGTAGGCGTGATGCCTCCTATGAGTTTGGAACCAATCCGTCAATGGCGGCTTAGTGGGGAAACCCACTCCGAAGAATTGCGTTAATTCAGGGAACACCTCTAGTACAGAGACAATCCTGAGCGAAGCCTTATGTCTTACGATGTAAGGAACGTGCAACGACTATCCCGCAAGGGAGTAGAGCATAAGCTAATGATGCTCGAAAAGCGTAACATCCTGAAAATTGGATGATGATATAGTCTGGTCTATGCGGTGACGCTTAGAAGTTCATAAGAGAACTGGTGGAAGTGTTGCGACTTTCATTGAACATATCGGTTCAGAAATAATACTAAGACCTTACCAATTCTGTAACCTCTCCGAAGTAGTCATTCGATCTACTGACACAGAACAAGACTTAGAACGTAAAGTAGCTATAGCAACCATCCTTGGGACACTACAGTCTACCTACACTAAGTTCCCGTATCTCCGTAAAGTGTGGGAAGAGAACACCAATGAGGAACGTCTTCTAGGTGTATCCCTTACTGGCATTATGGACAACCCTTTAACCACCACGGCTAACCCTGATCTTCAGGGACTACTAGAGCGTCTACGTGCCGTATCAGTAGAAGTTAATAAAGAGTGGGCAGCTAAGTTAGGTGTCGCAGTATCTACGGCAATCACTGCTGTAAAACCTTCAGGCACTGTCTCACAGTTAGTGAACTCTGCGTCAGGGATTCATGCACGTCACAGCGAATACTACATTCGTACTGTACGCGGTGCATACAATGACCCCCTGACTGAGTTTATGAAAGACCAAGGGATTCCTTGGGAGCCTTGTGCCCACCAGCCCGACACTACAGTAGTGTTTAGTTTCCCTCAGAAGTCACCCAAGCAAGCGGTGTTAACTGAGAACACTACAGCGATTGAACAGCTAGACACTTGGTTAGCGTATCAACGCCATTGGTGTGAACACAAACCTTCAGTGACGATCAACGTACTAGCTGACGAGTGGTTAGCCGTAGGTGCATATGTGTACGAAAACTTCGATGAAATGTCGGGGGTGTCGTTCCTTCCGTACTCGGAACACATCTACCAACAAGCCCCTTACCAACAATGCGAACAAGATAAGTATGAAGAGTTCTTAGCTCTCATGCCTAAAGCTATTGATTGGGCCAAGCTTGCTGACTATGAAGCAGAAGATACGACAATTGGTTCTCAGACTCTAGCCTGTTCAGGTGACTCCTGTGAAATTGTCGATCTAGTTTAAAGATGATGTTTATGATCGCGTTTGAAGAAATTATGGAAGGGTTCAACTGTGACCTTAATACAGCAATCCAATTATATCAAAGAGGTACGATATGGGAAGACGAATAGATGTGGATGAGGATTATTATAACTTAATAGAAAGAGACTCTCACCTATTGGAGTGCCTAATGTACTACGGTGTGGACTCATGGGAAG